TGCACGTATGCTTCTGCAGTCATCTCGTAGTAGTTGGAGAGGCTGGCGTCTGCGGGGGAAGCCACCGCGGTATAGGTGCTTCCGCTCTTGGTGTAATAGGTCTTTGTGGCATCGACCGCCTGATCGGTGGTCTTTGTGTACACGGCGGGGACGGTCTCGAAAGGCATGTGGTCATCAACCAGGACCAGGCGGCCGTTCAGGGTGCCCAGGCCGAGCTCTCTCTCGATGCCGTTGCTGTCGGTGTACTTGAGGTAGGACAGAAGGTTGAGGTTCTCGAGGCCGGTCGCGACTGCGGAGTGCATGATCGCCAGGGAGAACTTGGACTTGTTGTCGCCCAGGGCCTTCTGCATGCCGGTGTTGAGGGTGGTGGCGTCCATGGCGCCTGTACCGATGCCGGTCACGTCATAGGTGTGCTTTGCAACAAATGCCGCGCCTGCGGTGTCGCTCATGGAGAACACGCCCTTGAGGATGCTGATCAGGGTCTCCTGATCGATGTCCTGCCAGTAGTCGCTGATCTGCTGACCAACGATCGCCAGGAAGTCCTGACCGCCGGTGATGTCGTAGGTGAAGTCTCTCTCCGTCCATGCGGCCATGCGGCCGACGACGACACGGCTGTGCTGGAAGGTCGGCAGGCTGTTCGCGGAGAAGTTGGTCGCACCGTCGTAGTTCTGAGGTGTGGTTCCGGAGATGTTGCCCGCCAGAGGGGTTGTGATATAGTTACCGGCGACGTTGTCGCTCATGGCCGCCTTGAGGTCAGGGCGGGGTCTGATCGCTCTGGACTTGATCAGCTCGTTGCGGCGGATGTTGTCGAGGCTGTCGATATATTTCTGGAATACTTCGTCATTCCAAATCTTGTTGTCAAAAATCGAAGGCATGTCCTTCTCCTCTCTCTTTTGTTACTGGGTTTTTAGGGTCCGACCTTTACTTCCCGAAATCGACCACAAAGTTGGGGTTCTCGTTCTTTGCCCGCATCATGTCGGTCAGGGACATGGTCTTTCTGGGGCGCGCGGATTTACCGGGCAGGACAATGGTCGGGGCGGGTTCCGCGGGTGCGGGCTCCGGTTCCTTTTCCTTTGCGAATGCGCCGGGGTCGTTGGCCTGGTAGTTCTGCAGAAACACCTGGTAACCGAGCAGGGCTTCTCCGTCGAGTTTGACCGTGGGGTCCGCGATGGCGTCATGTATAAAGGCGCGCTTTGCCGATCCGCTTGAGAACTTGAGCTCTGCGGCGGCGGCCCTTACGGCGTACTCACGGGCCTGTGCGGCCGTCTTGGCGGTCCAGTCCTTCTGTGCTTTGTCGTACTTGCTCTGCAGGGCCTGGAGGCTTGTCTGCGCCTCTGTGAGCTTTCCTGCGTCTGCCTGTGCGGCGACCAGTTGGTCATTGAGTGCGGCCAGATCGGTGTCGCGCTGTGCAAGCTGATTCTGCAGGTCTGTCACCTGCGCCTGCGCCTGCGTGCGCTCCGCTTCGTACTTGGCCTTCTCACTGGCTCTCGCGTTTTCAATATCGTTTCCGTTCTCTGCCATGATCTTGTCGATGGCTTCTTTGCTGACTCCCAGTCCTTCTAAAAATTCACGCTTCATGGTTGTCCATCCTTCCTACGATTTTTACGGCTTTTCTGCCTGTGGTTGTCTGGTAGTTGCGGGCCTTTTTACGCCTTGCCGAGGGCAATAAGGGACGCGTGGTTCCTTACAAAAAATCAGCTCACCTTCACGGCTTTGAAGCCCTGGACCGTTGTGCGGTCCGGGCGGGGCCTGAATCCTGACGTTTTCGCCACCTTGTAGTAGCGGCCCATCAGGGCGTTGATCCGTCTCTGGCATCTCTCCTGCAGTTCCCTGTCTCCGGCTCCTCTGGCCGCGGTCGCTGTATCCTTCTGCCTGCGGACCTCCGTCTCTATCCGGCGCATGAGCTGTCTCGCCTGGTAGAGGGTGTACTGCTTTCCGTCGATGTTGCACCCGGCACGGTTGCGCTGCGCCCAGTCACGAAGCTGCGCATCCGTGTAACGACGCACACTACGCTGCGTGTCGAACGACATTGCAAAGTGCATGCAGTTCCACTCACCTATTGGCCTGCGGAACCCTTCATACCACCGGCCGTCTATGTCGGTGAACGGAAGGCCCGCCTGCATGAGCTCGAACTGGTCCTTTAAAAACACCCGCCCTTGTACGGGCTCGTGATCCGGTGCGCTTGCCGCGTGTGCGGACAGTTCGTACCCGTCAAAGCCGAGCGCCTCACCCATCATGTCGGAGCCGTGCTGTGCGATCTGGTTGGAACCGTCTATGATGTTCTGCCTGATCGCGGTGTCGAGGCGCCTGCGGTGGCCGCTCGCGTATTGGACCTGCATGCCGTTGCGGCCCAGGTCCCTGATCGAGTCGCGCATGGCCTCTTTATAGCTCCCCATCCCTGTCACATTGGTCAGGATCGCCTTGTCCACTATCTGGCGGTACGTCTCCGATACCGCGGTGGTGTTCGAGAGGTTCTGCATGGTTCCTGCTGTCTGCCTCGCTATCATCTGCGCGAGGTTGTTCAGTCGGCGCTTCTCGATGTCCGGGAGCGGGGTCTCCCGCATGGCCCGCTCGAAGTTCGGGCTCCGGTACATGTCGTTGAGTGCTCTGTCGTAAAGCCGCAGGAGGTCTCTGCGGTTGATCTGTACGGCGTCGGCCAGCCTGCTGTTGATCTCTGCTATGTCGGCGTTCATCCGCGCCATCACCTCGATCCGGTGCATGCTCGCGGCGTTGAGTTCGCCTATCGTCTGAATCTGTGCGGCGACCTTCGCTATGTACAGGGCGTTCACCTCGTCGAACCGTTCCATCATGTCCTCGAGGATTTCCTCCTGCGTGCGCTGGTCTATCCATGTGGGTGACCGTGTCCTGCGCTGTGCCATCTGTGCCCTCCTACGGCTCTCTTATGGTGTCGGCGGCTTGTTCTGCGGGGGTTGCTTTCCGGGCGCTCCTGCGGGCCCCTGGGCCTGCTTCACGGGGTTGCCGTCGCTCCCGTCACCCATGCCGTCCTTGATCGACGGCATCATCTCCTGCATCTCCATCAGGGCGTCGCTCTTCTCCTGCGTCACTGCCTCGATGGCCGCCTGTGCCTGCGCCCTTGTCTCTCCGAAATACCACATCCGGAACTCGACCTTGCTCATCATCCCGGCGTTGACCAGCATGAGCCGTTCGCTCGTTTGCCGCTCTGTGTCCGTCAGGATGCTGTCATCCCACTCGAAGGAGACGTCGTACTCTCCTTCCGGGGCGAGGTTGTACAGGGTGGCGTATCTGTCCATCGCGGCGACGACGTCTCTGAGGCAGGCTTCCAGGGCGGCCTGGTTGTCCGCTATGGTCTCGTAGGACCGGTTGCGGAGGATCTTCATCTCCGTGGCCGTGCGGGCCTGCGTGTTCGCGTCTGAAATGGTGCCGCGGGACAATCCGCACAGGTCCTCGATCCTGATCAGGTACTGGTTCAATCCGTAGAAGAGGCTGCTGTCTCTGATCGCGGGGCTGAACACCGAGTACATCTCTCGTGCGTCGTTCTGGATGTCTACCGCGCGGAAGAGGCGCTTGTTCAGCTTCGGCATGGTCATCTTGCCAGTGCCGTCGTTCCTCGGGGTCAGTGCCGTGGGGTCTACGTCGATGGCCAGTTGGCTTCCATCGTACTCCCAGAGGATGTTGCTGTACTGCTCGTCGGCCTGCCGGATCACGTCTGCCGCCTTCGCGTACACGCTCGCGCCCAGGGGGCTGTCTACGTCGACGGTGTTGGCCGCGGCTACTTTGAACCATCCAATCAGCGGGGCGTCGGTCTCGGTGATCTCTGCTTCCGGTTGGAGCCCTTCCCACCTGGGCACGTCTGCCAGGTTGATCTCTCTTCCGAGGTTGTCCTCGTACGTGGATCGGAAGGCTCTCTGTGTGATCCTGATGCGGTTCCCTGTCTGCCCTTCTGGCTGTCCCTGCGGCTCTGTGCGGGCTCCGGTGGCCTTCTGGGTGTTGTTGTCCGGCTCCGCCTTCTGCGCGCCACCCAGGGCCTTGCGGCGCCTCTTGCCCTTTATCAGGGTGTGCCGTTCGAGGCGGGTGTATATGGTCTTGCCCTCTCTGAAAACGTCGGGGATGACGAAGTCGGTCAGGTTCCCGTCGTCGTCGAAGGCTATCGGGTAGAATCCCCAGTCCATCGCCCAGTCGAAGTGAATGTGCCCGGTCTCGGGGTTCGGGTACGGCTTGATGATCATGCCGCCTGCGGCGCACGCCTGTTCGAGTTTCTGTCGGAGGGTCGGGCCGTCCATCAGCTTCTTGAACTCTGCTTTCAAAAACTCCGCGCGGGGGTTCATGACCTCTTCTCCGTCGTCGTCCTGCGTCTTGCCGTCTTTGCCCTTGCCGGTGATCGACCACTTGACCTCGAGGAGCACCTGCCTCGCTATCTCGCTTGCGATGAAGGAGGAGAGGTTGAGGCTGTGTACGGTGTCTCGGTCCACCCAGGGCGCCTGGTCGGTGTACATGGCGTACCATTTGTCGACCGCGTTGATCATGTCGGCCGTGAGCGGCGTCTCTATGTGCTCTGCCTGCTCTATGCTCTTGTATGGAATCATGCGCCCTATGGCCTCCCTTATCTTGTGGAAGAGCGTTGTGAAAACGTTCATCTGTGCCGCCCTCCCTTACTGTCCTTTTCTGCGCCAGATCGGTCCGGTTGCGTATCGTGCGCAGTCTATCGCGTGGTTGTTTGCGTCGGGGTATCTGCTGATGATCTCGTCGTCCTTCGTCCGGTCGTACTCGTACTCGTTGAACTCCTTCGCGGCGTGCGGGCATCGGACCGGGTCTATCACGATCTTGACCAGGCTCTGGAGCCACTTGATTCCGTACTTGACGCTGTCCGGTCCCTTGATGGCGGGGCGGGTCAGTGATCCGTACGCTCGGTAGTCTCCGATGGACTTCGGCTCTGCGGAATCGGCGATGATCAGGTCGTAACCCGTCACTCCCTTCGTCTCCGTCAAAAGGCGCCAGGTCTCTGCGTTCGGTGTTTTCCAAACGCGGAGCTCGTCGTAAATGTACAGGGTCCTGCGGGCGGGGTCGTAGTAGTGCTTTCCCCAGTGGTAGGGGTCCGGGAACCATCCCCAGTCTATTCCGTACAGGGGCTGGCCGAACGTGGCGATCTCCTCGTCGGTGATCTGCCTGATCTCCAGGTTGGTGAAAACCTCGCCTCCGGTGCCTATCGGCTCTCCGAGGTACTCGTGTTGGTATGCTCGGAAGTTGGTTTTCATCAGGTCGTCGGCGTCGTCGAGGAACTGCTTTCCTAACCACTCCGGTGGTACCTCGAGGTAGCAGCTCTTGTGCCGGACCGCTCCCTCTCGGGGGGTCATGACGTACTCGTTGGCCCAGTTGCTCTTGCTGATCGGCGGGTTGAAGGATTTAAAAACCTGGAAGGTCTCGCCGCCTCGGAGGACGGACTGCTGTACGGAACGTATCTCCTCGGCTCCGTCGTATTCGTCGAGCTCCTCGAACCAGGCGTACTTGATGTACCCGCGGGCTACCTTTATGGACTTGATCTTCCGGGCGGAATCCAGTCCTCTAAAAAGGATCACCTGCCCCGTGGGCGTGTACGTGCATTTGTAGGGGCTCTTCGTGTATTTCCAAAGCTGGCCTACTCCGAGGGCCTCTATGGCCCAGACCATCTGCTCAAACACCGAGGTGCCTATCGTCGAGGCCACCTTCCGGAAGACGATGGCGTTCGCCGCGGGGTCCTTCATGATCCCCAGGACGATCTCCACCGAGATGAACGTGGACTTACATGATCCACGGCCGCCATACAGGTCGTAGTATGTATGCGCGTGTAGGCTCACGTCACGATGCAGCGCATAGAACCCGGGAGCGATCACGTCTGTCAGTCGTACCTCATTCTCCCTGCTCATTACTCTCCTCCTGTGCGGCGCTCCACACGGCGGTCTCCTGCGCTTCCTCTACCTCTTGCGGTAAATCGTCCACAATGATCGCTACGGGCCCGCCTGCGGCCGCCTGACCGCCTTCCTCGCCGGGCTTTGCGGGTTCCCTCTGCTCCAGGTACTGTTTGCCCCACCAAATGCTCATTGTGGGCACC